GGGGGAGGCGATAATGTGGCACAGACCAACAGCAGCGGGAATGAAACCAGCCTCAAGCAGCTTTTTCAGAGTATGATACCGGGCGGCCCGGAGCTTATGGAGGGCAAGGTCATTCAGATTAACCCCCTCAAAATCCAAATGACCAACGACGAAAAGCTCATTATCAACGAGCGCATTACCATCGTCCCGTGGCACCTCACCGACTACAAAACCAGAGCCACCTACCGCAAGATGGACGGAACGCTGGATAGCTGGACGAAAAACGATGGTTCCCATGCCGACCCGATAGGCGGAACGCACGTCCACCACGGGGAAGACTTCAACCTCTACAAGGGCATTATCGTCGTCCACAACGCCCTGCGCGTGGGCGACAAGCTGCACATTCTCGCCCTCAACAACGGGAAGCTCTACTATGTGCTTGACCGCGTGGCCGGGCAGGAGGTGATTTAGTGAAGGAGAGCGTATATATCCCCCTCCTCGTGACGCAGGTGGAGGAAGCGGCGGAGCCGCCCTCTAAGACCTACCGCCTCGACTTGGAGGATGGCCGCATACTTGGTATGGTGGACGGTCAAGAGGCCGTCCGGCAGGCCATCCACAAGGCGATCATCACCCCGCGCTGGAAGTGCCTGATATACGACAACCAGTACGGCAGCGAGATCGAGGCAGCGGTCATTCAGAGCCAAGGGCGAGCCAACCGCGACTATATTGAGGCGGTAGTCCCCGGATTCGTCCGGGACGCGCTGCGCCCGGACAGCCGCGTTACTCTCGCTTACAACTTTGTTTTTGCCTTTACGCCGGAGGAAAAGGCAGAGCGTTTCCCAGAGCTATTCGACCTCATGGGGGACGAGGGCGACACCGTTTTCGTCGCCTTTGATGCGGATACCATCTACGGCACAGTGCAGATAAAGGAGGTGATTTGATGTTTGAGGACAGAACCGAAAAGAAGCTGATGGAGGAAGTTCTTGCGCTGGCCCCGGAGGGCATCGACACCCGGCAGGGGAGCATCTTCTTTGACGCGGTATCGGCCACGGTCAACAAGATAGCCAAGCTCTACACCGACCTCGACCGGGTATTTGAGACGGTCTTTATCGTTAAGGCCCACGACGAATACCTCGACCTCCGGGCGGCAGAGTACGGCATGAGCCGGAACGCAGCCACCAGCGCCAAATACTGTTTCCTCTACACGGGCACACGCCCGGCGGCGGGCTGGCGGTTTTTCCACAATGACAGCGGATATTACTTTACACTCTGCGAGGACGAGGAGGGCGCTCTTTACCTTGAGGCGGAAACGCCGGGGACGGAGTGCAACTACATCCAGAGCGGAGACATTGCTGTACCCTGCAACACCGTCCAAGGCATGACCTCGGCCAGCTTCGGCTCCATCTACGGAGAGGGCCACGGCACCGACACAGAGGACGACGAACACCTCCGAAACCGCATTTTGGAGAAGATAGCAGGCCCGGCAGAGAACGGGAACCGCCAGCACTATAAGACGTGGTGCGAGAGCGTGGACGGCGTGGGCCGGGCCATCATTTTCCCGCTATGGTACGGGCAGAACACCGTCAAGGCGGTGCTTATCAGTCCAGACGGCCTCCCGGTTGCGGATAGCGTGGTGGAGGAGGTTCAGCGGTATGTTGACCCGGCGGACGAGGGCATGACGGTCGAGGTGGATGGGAAAACCTACGTCTTCGGCGACGGCAGGGGGAACGGGCAGGCGAACATCGGTGCGCACTTTACGGCGGTCGCGGCCACGGCCCACTACATCAACCTCTCCTTTGCGGCGGAGCTGCGGAGCAGCCAAACCGCAGAAGATGTCCAGCAGGCGGTCACAGAGGCCATTACCGCATATCTCAGAGGCCTCGTGCTGGACGCAGACGGGGACGACATCATCGTCCGAATCAGCGCCATCGGCGCTATCCTCGCTGGCCTCACCACGTACCTCGTGGACTATGCCGACCTCACCATAAACGAGGCGGAGGTCAATATCCATCTGGCGGCAGACGAGGTGCCTGTGCTGGGGGAGGTGAACGTCGATGTCCTACCTTAACCCGCCATACCCGAACAACTTCCAAGAGCTGTGCGTGGCAATGCCAATTTTCTACCTCGACGTGCGGGAAATGCGGGCCGTCCTCCGGGCGCAGGGCCGTCTACTGGACGGCGTATGCGGAGGGGTGGAGAATGTTGTTGACTTCAACTTCATCCTCACGGCGGACGACGCGACCATACGAATGTGGGAAAAGGCGTTCAAAATCACCTACAAGAGTAAGCTCACCCTCGACCAGAGGCGGCACGTCGTCATCGGCTATATCATCGGCTTCGGCCACATCGGAGAGAAGGAGATACGGGCCATCATCTCCCAGTACACCCCGAACTGCGTCGATTTCGACTTCATGCGGGGAACTATCTCAATCCTCGTAGAGGGGGAGATATTCGACGAAGAAAACCTGCTGGAAACGCTCTTGCGGCGCATACCCGCACACCTTGGACTGAAAATTTCTATCCATATCCGCAAGCAGTACCGCCAGACCATTCCGCTCTCGCAGGGCGGGGCGATAGGGAGCTACTTCTTTTTTGAGCCTTTCACGCAGGAGTATGTCAGCGACACTATGCAGCTTCCGATATTACAAGCGGCGACAAACACGCCGTGGCTTACCAGCGAACCGCCCATACCAACGGAGACAATCACAACAGCGCTCCCGTTTTCCTACGGTGGCAGGGGCTACTCCAAACTGAACGGCGGAGACACCCCCACGCCGGAGCGGAGTGAGAGGACGCACTGCAAACTATGGCAGGGGGGCACAAGCACATCTGATATGTCGGGAGATACACCGCAGGTGCAGGGAACCGCCAGAAAGCCCGTCAGCTTGGCGCAGGGTGCCTTTGACAGCTCAAGTATAACCACGGACACCCCAGAAGTCAAAGGGGCCTCTATGAGCCAGGAAAAGGCCGCAGGAGGTCTTTTCTGTCATACACGCATTAAATCCAAAAGAATTGATTAGGAGGTATGATGATGTCTAAATTTGAAGACGGCAGTTACCAGTGCTTGCCGGGGCCAGCATTGATAGCCAAGGTGCTGGCCGGGCGGTGCATGATGCACTACACACGGGCGGCGGTCGGGCAGGGGACTATCCCGGAGGACGTATCGCCCAAAGCCCTCGCCGAGCCGCCGGACTATGTGATGGACGCAAAAATCGCCGCAGTCACAAACCCGGTAGACGGCGAATGTCAGGTCACGGTGCAAATCAATAGCTCAGACGTGGAGACGGGCTTCTACGCTATGGGTATTTTGCTCTATGCGGAAGACCCCGACCTTGGCGAGGTGCCTTATACCTATCTCAAGTTGGAAGATGGGCTGGAATGGATTCGCCCGGCCAGCAGCGCAGTCGGAAAGCTGGCGACCTTCGATTTGATTGCGGCAGTTGGAGCGGTAGACAAGGTTTCTGCCAGCATCGACCCGGAGGCCATTGCAACCTTTACTGCTGTAAAACAGCTTATTGCAGAGGCCCGTCAGGAGACCCAAAAGGATTTGGACAATCTCGCTGCCTCCATCCTTTCCGGCAATATCTCCGCGCCCTTGGAAGCGGCTTCTGGCGAGGCGATCACCACGCAGGACGGCGAAGAAATCTGGGCACATGGAAAACTCGGCGGCGGAGCCGACAACAGGAGCTATACCGATATGGCGGCCTCGGCAGTAGCAGCGACGCTGACGCGCATGGTCGAGGGTAGCTATATCGCTGTACGCTAATACATCAATTATCAGGAGGAACACAGCATGAAAACCAACGAAATCAAGAAAACCGCAATCATCACCGGGAAAGACACCATCCTGGCGGACACGGACGCGGAGGGCACCCGGCGGGTGGAGTTCGACGCGGCGGCGGAGTTCTTCAAGAACACATTCCTGTCCGGCGGCGTCCCCTATGGCAAGGAGCTGACCGAGAGCTGGGCCGCGTTGCAGGCCCGCATCCTGGCCGGGAATTTTACGGGCATCCACATTGGCGACTTCAAGACCATCACCCTGACCACTGGCGAGGTGGTGATCATGGAGGTGGCTGGCATTGACCAGTACTACCGCTGCGGCGACATCGAGATCGGCCACCACATCGACTTTATCTCCCGCGACTGTCTGGCCGGAACCAAGGTGTTCAACGACACCAACACCAACAACGGCACCGAGGCGGAGCCGAACCCCTGGCGGGCCTCCAAGCTCTTCCAGACCCTCAACGACGAGACCACCGGCGTTATCGCCACGCTTCCCGGTGACCTCAAGCCCTGCATCATCGACAAGCGGGCGCTGCTGGAAAGCCGTTACTCCGCCGCCGGTGCGCTGGAGAGTTCCATCGGCTGGGCGTGGAACAACATGGGTAAGCTGTGGGTGCCCACCGAGCCCGAGGTGTTCGGCAACACCTTCTGGAGCGACGGCGACGCGGGCTGGACCGGCGGCGGTGGCTGCAACCTCCAGTACCCCATCTTCTACGGCGGGGCAAAGCACATCATCAAGGACGCGGGCAACGGTGGTGGTCGCTGCACCTGGTGGGAGGCGACTGCTCGGCGGCAGTCGTCCACTTACGTCTGCTGTGTCTACGGCTACGGCGGCGCCGCCGGCCACTGGGCGACTTACGGCGGCATCTACGCGCCGCTCTGCTTCCGTATCGGTTAATCGGAAAAGTCCCGCCCCTATATGGGGCGGGACGGAGCCGGACAAGAGAAGGGGCAGGTAAATGAGCGTACTTAAAAATAAACGAAGCGAAAGCCAACTGGAATTTTACCACACGGCCACGCTGATACGGACGGAGCTGACCCGCTTTGTGATGAACGACAAGGTTGTTCCCAAGCGGTGGAGGCCCGTCTTTACATTTCCAATGGTGGAAAAGGTGATAAAGCTGTTTGACTACATCACAGCGGCCAACACGATATACCCGCAGTCCCTCCGGGAAGCGGAGCGGCGGCGGGACTATCAGACCCAGGCTATTATCACGGTGGAGCAGATTCTACAGCTCCTACAGTATATGCTTACCACCCTGTCCATCAATCCCGACAAGTTCCAGCCGGTGACGGAGCTGCTGGTGAAGGAAGCGGCCCTTCTGCGAGGGTGGAGAAAGTCGGACAATAAATTTGTTGTGAAATTCAAGGAGACTTGAATTTAGCATTGGTTATGCGCTGAATTACCGTCGCTGTGGTGGTCGCTGCACCTGGTGGGAGGCGACTGCTCAACGGCAGTCGTCCACTAACGTCTGCTATGTCAACAACAACGGCGACGCCAACAACAACTGGGCGACTAACGGCAACATCTACGCGCCGCTCTGATTCCAATACGGTCCGCACCCTGCGGGCTGGGCCAGACCGAGTAAGCCTCTGCAAGGGGAGCTGAAAGCCGTGCCTGATTTTCAAAAATCAATTATTTGGAAGGAGCGCATGACCATCCCGAGAGGGTAAATATGGAGCCTGATGCAATCGGGCGGACGCTTTCGTGCATGGCCGGTATGTCTGTGCGTCCATATCGGTTTCATGCCCGGTATTGCTATGCGGCTGGACAGAAAGATGCACCCGCCCTTCTGGGAGTGGCGACCCGGCAGGGCGGGCATACCGTACAGGCTCCCCAAAATGGGGAGAGATTTTTGTGACATCTTTGGAACGGCGGCGGGAGGGCAGATACCAGCGCCGGAAAGCCGCCAGAGAACGGAAGAAGCTGGAGCGGTATGCGGGCTGTGACCGGCTGGAAAGCATTGCCCGGTACAGCTCGCTCTACCAGGGAAACCGGCTGTCGAAAAGAAATGTATGCTGGAAGTCCAGCGTACAGCGCTACCAAATGAACCTGCTGCGGAACATGGAAGAAACACGTGCAAAGCTAATGGCCGGTGAAAACATCACAAAGGGCTTTGTGGAGTTCGACACCATAGAACGCGGGAAACTGCGGCACATCCGAAGCGTCCACTATTCGGAGCGAGTGGTGCAAAGAAGCGCCTGCGACAATGCCCTGGTCCCCATGTTGAGCAGAAGCTTAATCTATGACAATGGCGCTTGCTTAAAGGGGAAGGGCGTGGACCGGAGTATGGACCGGCTCACGGCGCACCTACAGCAATTCTACCGCGCCAACGGATTCAGCAACAAAGGGTGGGCCGTGATATTCGATTTCTCCGGGTATTTTGATAACATCCTGCATTCCGAGTGCTTCAAGATTTATTCCAAAGCGTTCCGGGACAAGCGCATCCTCCAACTGTTGGGCGATTTTGTGGTGCCGTTTGGCTACGCGCAGGCACAAACCAACTGGCAGCGGGTCAAGCAGACCGGCAAATACACCGGGAAAAGCCTGGGTCTGGGGAGCCAGGTATCACAGATTACAGCGGTCAGCTACCCCAATAGCCTTGACCACTATATCAAGCAGACGCTCCGCGTCCGCTGGTATCAGCGGTATATGGACGATGGGTATATGCTATTTCGCACCAAGAGAGAGGCGAGGGAGGGAGAGCATCATGTGATTCAATTCTGTAAAACGCTCGGCATCAAGGTCAATCTGCGCAAAACAAAAATTACGCAGATTCAGAGGGGTTTCCGCTTCCTGAAAGCAACGCACCGGCTGACGGAAACGGGAGCAGTCGAACGGAAGATGTGCCGGGAAAGCATCACAAGGCAACGGCGGAGACTGAAAAAGTTTGCCGCAATGGTAACGGCGGGGACCATGACAGCGCAGGACGCCGCAATGGCCTATGGCTCGTGGAAGGGCTATGCCCTTCATCGGGGCGGGAAGATGGTCGCGCGGCGGATGGACAAGTTATTCCGGGAACTGTTTGGAATCACGCCGCCAAGGTGCAAATTACAATAATTTTTGGAGGTACACACCATGGAAAACAAGAGCATGAGAATCAGCCAGGACCAGATGATTGCAAAGGTCATCAACGCCAGGTACAGCATCGACGAGCAGATTGCCCTTCTCCGTCAGAAGGACGCCAAGCCGGAGGAATACGAGGCGTTCTACGCTTTCGCCGAGCAGGTCAAGGCGGACGTGAAGAAGGAGTACGCCGGGTACGCCGCGCAGGAGGGCGGAGGGGACGTTGAGTAACCTCCAGATTATTGAAGAGCTGTGCCGTATCTGCGAGGCGCAGAGCTTCATCATCAAGGCGCAGGCGGACGCGCTGGCGCAGGTGGGGGCTGTGTTGATGGAGGAGGAGCGGGCCGACGTGGGACGCGCCCTGACCACCCTGATAGGCCACGACGAAGTGCCGGATGCGGCAGAGTGCGAAGTATCACATCCACAGGAAGCATGAGAAAGAAGCCTGGATGCCAGCATTAGCGGCAGCAGCCGAGCGGTAGCTACTCACAGAACAACATGGGCCGCCCCGTTTTGCTGGGCGGCCCATGTTGCTATTTATCAGAGGATCTGATGCTGGAAGGCAGGATAGAAAAGCGGTGAGGGTCAAGCCCCAAGACATCACAGACGGCAAGGCCAATACGCAGGCTTGTCGAAGCCATCGAACGCTCACCACTTTCGAGACGCTGGTATTGACGGAGGTTAATCCCAGCGGCATCTGCGACGGCCTGTTGCGTCAGTTTCTTCGCTTCTCTTTGATAGCGGAGATAACTATGCTCAGGCAAGACAACCTGAAAGCCGGGGAGTTCTTTTGATGGAATGTTTTCATCAAAGAGCAGTGTATCGTTAAACCTTATCATTTACATTCTCCTTTTGCGTCCATCTGACCGTTTTGTTTATTATACGGCCAGATGGACGCAATGTCAACATTCTTTTACCAGAAGGAAGGAAAATATATGGAAGTCACAATCAGCGCAGACACGATCATCAAATTGGCTGCGCTTTTGACCGCCCTCGGTGTTATTGGTGGCGCGGCCCTCTGGTGCTTTAAGTTCGTGGCGCGAAACAAGAAGCAGGACGAGGCTATTGCTGCAATCCGCAACGAACAGACCCTTATCTGCTATGGGGTGCTGGCCTGCCTCAAGGGTCTCAAGGAGAAAGGGTGCAACGGCCCAGTCACGGCGGCCCTCGACAAGCTGGAAAAACACCTGAACGAGGCCGCACACGGAGATGAATAAGGGGAGGCAGGAGGATATGAGGCATGGGAAAAGGCTATCTGAACCAGCGGGCACCCCCCGCAAGCTCCCCCGCATCGGCGCAATGGACGTTATTCTAATCATCGTTGGAATCGCCCTTTTCGCCTTTACGGTAAAAATGATAGAAGTGTTCGAGGAGAACGGCGCGGTGCCGGACACGCTTATCACTGGTGTTTATGCACTCCTCGGAGGGGAGTGCGGCATCATGGGGTGGATTAAGACGACGAAAGAGCGGAACAAAGAGCGCCGCTGGGAACAGGAGGACAAACGGGAGGCCCGGCAGGAGCCGCCCGGAAACGAATAGGAGGCGTATGAAGCCATGACAGAACAAGAATTGAGGCAGAGCGTAGTCCGCATTGCGCAGGGCTGGTTCGGCTGCAAGGAGAGCAACGGCTCCCACAAGAAGATCATCGACCTCTACAACAGCCACAAACCGCTGGCGCGGGGCTACCCCGTGAAGTACACCGACGCATGGTGCAGCACCTTCGCCAGCGCGGTCGCAATCAAGGCCGGGCTTACCGACATCATCCCGACGGAGTGCGGGTGCGGGAAGCACATCGAGCTTTTCAAGAAGCTTGGGAGCTGGGAGGAGAACGACGCGCACGTCCCCCAGCCCGGCGACTACATTTTCTACGACTGGCAGGACGGCCCCAACTACGCCACCACGGACAACAAAGGCGCGGCAGATCATGTTGGCATCGTCGAGAAGGTCAGCGGCCAGAGCATTACCGTCATCGAGGGTAACATGAGCAACGCCGTCGGGCGGCGCACCATCAAGGTCAACGGGCGCTATATCCGGGGCTACGGCGTACCGAAGTACAGCGCCAAGGCCAAGACCACGGGGGCGACTACAGGGGCCGCCACGGGCACCACAGCGCCCTCCGTGGGCCTTTCCGTGGGCGACATTGTAGACTTCGCTGGCACCACGCACTACGCCAGTAGCAACGCCACCAGCGGCCCCGCCTGCAAGCCCGGCAAGGCCAAGGTTACGGCGCTGGCACAGGGCGCGAAGCACCCCTATCACCTCGTCAAGGTAAGCGGGGGAGGCTCCACCGTCCACGGCTGGGTAGATGCCGGGGACATCGGCGGCACCGCAGGGAGCGCGGCCCGGACGTACACAGTCCGTAGCGGCGACAGTCTTTGGGCTATCGCCGCCAAGCAGCTCGGCAACGGCAGCCGCTACACAGAAATCAAGGCCCTCAACGGCCTCAAGAGCGACACCATCCACCCCGGACAGGTGTTGAAGCTCCCGGATTAAGAAGGAGGACAACATGAAAGAATTTCTCTCTACTCTGCTGCTGGCGGTCGTGACAGCCGCCGTCCCCGTACTCACCAGCTATGCCATCGGCTACATCCGGCAGGCCGGGAAACGGGCGCAAGCCAGCACCGACGACATCAAGACGCAGGGCTACATCAAGGAGATCACCGACGCAATCTCCGACGCGGTGGAGGCCACCAGTCAGACCTATGTGGACGCGCTGAAAAAGGCCGGGAAATTCGATGCGGAGGCGCAGGCGGAGGCCGCAAAGCGGGCGCTCACCGCTTGTATCGCCTCTATCAGCCCGGCGGCCAATGCGTTCATCAAGTCCGCCTACGGGGACTTGGAGAAGTACCTCGCCAACCGCATCGAGGCGGAGGTGCGTAAGCAGAAAAAGGAGGAACCCGCAACGCTGGCCCTCCCGGTTATGGATAGCACCATCCCGGACACCAAGGCCTTTGCCGCGACCTGTGCCGCAGCGACGGCGGCAGCCGTCACGCAGGTTGCCATCAACCAGCCCGGCACCGGGAAGCCCGCCGCGCAGGAGCCGCAGAACGAATAAACGCCCGCAGCGGGCAGCCCCTCTCTCGGAGAAATCCGGGGGAGGGGCTTTATTTTTTTGTCCCAAAATGGGGCGAAGTCCACAAATGCGGTGGCATGAATACAGCACAGTCAACAAATGCCCCGTTTCGTGGCAAAATTTCTCAAAAAATGTTGACAATGCCCCAAATAGGGGCTATAATGAGGGTGTAGTTAAGAGAGATACCCACAAGCTCCCCGATATGGGTCACAGAATATAGGAGGTACACCATGAACGATTACAGAATCACCTACACCACCGAGGCCGGGGACAGCTTCGATTCCATC